GCCCTCCGTATTGGGGAGCAGAGAGGAGCAGCTTTAATGCTATTTGTTTTTAGTTTAGACTGAATAGTAAAACCCTACCATTTTCGTTTTCCGTAATAAGAATCATTGAACCTACTGGAAAGACTACTGTAAAACATTAAGAATATTCCGTATACACGAAGTAAAAATCAGTAAAGTGATGCTGAAAAACAGTAGAATGGTATCTCGTTTAGCTAGACGCTAAACTCAATTTCTATCGAGATTTCGCTCTACTGCCTAGAAACTCATTTCGTTTATTGTAGTCCTTACTGTCCTCTCCTGTAGAGAGGATTCAGTCTACAGTACTCGTGTACTTTCAGTTTTCTAAAGAGACTGGGTTTATTACTCAATCGTATCAGGTTGATGAAGTGATAGTCTACTAGGTATTTTCTAGTAGGGTCTTCACGATAGTAGTATTCGTATTCTTCCTTAATGGTCTGGGCATTAGGATTATCGCTACAGCTAAAGAGCCTTCTGTTTTTGCTATAGCCTAATCGCTCTAACCAATCTCTTTCTCCTAAGCCTTTTAACAAGTATTTGCTCAATACAATCAGTTTTTCTATTTTAGCTAGCTCATTATACTCGATTTTACCTAATACTTCACCTCTATCAGGGAGTTTATGGCTATCCGTATTACGACAATAATAGCCACCGTTCCCTAATTTCTTCCATCTATTACCGATTAAAGAGCTAATCCTAAAAGCGTCTTTTACTTTATTTCCGTCTAAGAAGAAGTAACAGTGTAAGTGGATTCCTGATTTTTCAGTATATTCTCTAACTGCGTAGTACTTCAGGTACCAGTCTTCTTTATACAAACAGTTTACCAGTAATCGGTTAAAGTCATTATTGAGTTTATCTAAGTCGTTTTTATTATCTTCGTTCATGTACAAGTCCATTCTTAGTACGAATAGTCTGTTATAACGAATGAATAGTACCCACAATAGGTCTTTTATATTCCAGAAGTTAGACCTAATGGTTCTTTCGGTATTGAGGTCATTGGATAGCATGTTTAGGTTTACCCATTTGTTGCATTTAGGTTGGTTTCTGTCGATATACCAGTTACCAGTCATGTAGGGACGATAACAGGAGTAGTAATCGTATTCATCTATCTTCTCTTTTTTGGAGGTAATCCTATTGATTTTGGACTTTAGAAGAGAGACGTATTGTTTATGTAAAACAGATACATCCACATGTTCCAAGTAGATAGGGTCAGTTAATAAGTCTCTTTCAATACTGTTTTTGTTTAGGTAGAGAAGTAGTTTGTTTATTAGGGTTTCTTTCGTATACTGGTCTTTGTGCTGTTGATAGTTTGAGAGTTCATCTCGGTAAATGGACTCTCTGGGACTATGTTCCATTTTCTCATTCTTTCTGTTAATGACACGTTTTCAGGTAGAGTGGGTAATTACTTAGCTCGTCAGTGAAACTGACTCACTGACGAGACATCTTAATCGAAGAGCAAAATACTAAGCCTGGCTTGTTGGTGCAAGCTGGGTTTAGTATTTAGTTCAGGTGTGTTAGAACAAATAAAATACACATCGTCTATATCCAAGATTTTCAACTGGCGTATAGCGTTATTTAATACTGGATATTCGATGAATATTCTACTGTGTTTTGTATTGGTTATTCCCAATAAATTACATTCTGTATAATCCACTAAATCACTACTGGATGTATTCAGCTTCTTCTTTTCCTAGTAAAACAGAGAGTCTAAATCAGTAAAATATATTCGTAATGACGATAGTTTTTAATGAAAATAGATTCCTTTTTAGCTAAAAATGTAGCTCTTCGATAAAATAATAACTTAACTCCTTTTCTAGTTCATAAAGAACAAGATTACCCTCACTATAAACCTAAGGGAGTAACACCATGATTTTGGTAACAGAAGACATCATTAAAACCTTTAATGAGAGTACCAGATTTACTCTAATTAAAGAGCGACTAGCATTAGAAAAAGTACCTATCCTCTCTAGAAGGGAATATGTCTTATTAGTAAAGAATATAATCATCTACAAGCTAATCCATACAGAGCTTACCCTAAGGCTAGCTAACAAGTCTAGAGAGAGGAATAACCTCTCTACAGAACTCCTATCCAATGGTCTTACCTTAACAGTCAACAACCTATTAGACAGAATCACCCTTACTCTACCTAATCTAACTTATCCTACTGAAGTCATTCTAAACAACATCCAAATCATTCTAATAAAGAAAACAGCTAAGAGAGAACAGATTTACTTACACTTCAACATGGATATTGATATAGTCTTTCTCAATGAGTTTCTAGAGGAAATGAAGTCTAATTACCAGATACTGGTAAGGGTAAGATGATAGAAATAGCTATTAGAGAGCCATAGAGGCTCTTACAGAGCGTTTATAGTGCTAAGGTATACCCTAGTATACCAAATGAATTAAAATGGCTTATAGACGAAATATAGCTCACTCTACGAGTGCCCTGGTCTTTTACTAGGTAAAAGACTAAAGCGATAATAGAATACTCTACTCTCTACCTCATTTAGGGGTAGAGAGTAGTAGTGTTTAAGTCCAATATTCAAATTCAGTCCATCTTCCTTTCCATTGTTGGTATCCTTCAGTGAAATACCAGTCTTTGTAGTACATGAAACTATATCCTTTCTCCCTGTATACCTTAGGTCCATCGGGATTACTTAATAATCGCACTACATTAGTTCGTTTAAACCAACTCAGTCTAGTCCCAATGATGTCTTTACTGCTAGGTAAGACAACAACAGGTTTATCAGTGTTTCCTTCTTTCACTATTACGAATACTTTATTACCTACGTAATCAGCTGTATCTAGTTCGTAAATAGGGTCTCCTCCCAATGGTTCTACCCATTCTTCCTCATTGCTGGTTAACTTAATCCTAATTAAAGAATCCATTAATGGTTGGTTAGTTACTTTTAATCTTCTCTGTAGGTGGTAGTTCCATATCTTCTCACCGTGCACTAGTTCCTGTACTGTACGGTACATTTTCTCCACTGGAGGGTTCTTTTTGTAGTCTAGAACGTAAAAGCTCTTATTACAATTCCTTGCCTGGAATATGTTAGGTTCTCTTAGTACTTCCCCTAAGTAGGCTACCTGAGTATCGTCTATCCACTGTATACGTAAGTGGTCTGGGTGCTGTAGTCTCTCCAGAATAGTAGTTGGGTTTCTATTTAGGTTTTTAGCTGCTTCTCTTAGAGAAGGGTAGACAACCTCAACCCTATCCTTTCCCATGTACCTAACCACTATCTTCCTCTTCTTAGCATCACATAGCCCAGTGCTGTGTGCGTGATATAGATTGGCCTTGTTACCTATCACTTCCAGGTTATCTGGGTGGTTATTTTGTTTATTACCATCGATATGGTTAGTGACATAGGGGTCGCCGCTACTATCCACCTTCCCTAATTTCCTATACTCTTCAGGTTTAAAGGCCAGCAAAACTAGATGGTGGATAAGCCTCTCCTCTTTCTCCCCTTTAATATTCTTCACCGAACACTTTAAATAACCAGCACCATTACGATATCCTGTAAAACACTTCATTTTACAACAATACACTTTCCCTTCTTTGTTTACTAGGTACCCTGGGTATTCTTCAAGCTCCTTGTAATCAGTAAAGTCAACTTTCTCTGTTTCCAATATATTGAAAAATCTAACGCGAGTCATTGCGTCATACCCGCCCTCTCCATTATATAACCTAACGACTCTATACTCTAGAAACCTAGAGACATGGATGTTATATATCTTGTTCTCTTCCCTCTTACCCCATATACCAGGGTAAGTCTTGGATTCGGTATAACCTTCCTCCATCAGTTTCTCTCTAGTCTTGACCACAAAACCAGTGTTACGGACACGATGATACATTTGGGCACCCTTACATAGCAGTTAATAAATAATACTACCTCCCTGCCCTGTAAAAGGACAAGGAGGTAGTTTCCATATAAGAAATAGACTATTCGTCTTTTTTATTAGGTGCCATTAACGGAACTGACTAGCCGATACATTACGGATAGTCGAGCTATAGCTTTGTTGGCTAGTAGCTACCATAGCATCGATACCACTAACAGCTGCTTTCTGGTGGAACTGGTCAGCACCAATCAACTTAATGTTATCTAAGAATTTCTGGGCGAAGTAGTCTACACCAGGACCGTATTGGTATACACCAGAGAAGTCAATCTGGATTTCACGCGTCTGAGACGGATTAGAGCTATCGAAGCTCGCTTCGTTATCCGGAGACATTTTCGGCCACATGTTGATACCCAACCACGCCTGTACGGCGCGCCTCCCAGACACATCGGGTTCAACAAAGAGCATAGCGGCAGAGTACATATCAGGCATAGAGTCGTAAGCTTCAGTACCTGCTACTGTACCAATAGCAGCGTATTTAGTCTCAGGGTCCATCATCAACATGCGAATCCAGTAGATGATGTAGCGAGTAATGGCTAAGCCAGGACGCTCCCAGAAACTGAAGGATACAGTGGGTTGCTGTTCCGTTACGTTGGTGAATACTTCGTATTTCTGTCCAGATTTACCAAAGTCTTGACCATTCTCTACGTTCACCTCTAGTTTGTATTGCAAACCAGTGATGCGGTGACGAATGGTTTCCACCAAGTTACGCAGAATAGCGATATTGGTTTTAGCATCCGGCAGAAGCTTGAATCCTAAGGGAGCTTCTAACAGGAAACTAATAAGGGGACGAGAGGTATATTGGTGGTTGTTTACCCAAGACTGCCACTGTTTGGCATAACCAAACATACCGCCTTCTACTAAATGGGAAACAGGAGACTGAATCCCATCAGCAAAACCACCATTACCTTTAGTCATGAAAACTGGTTCTACACGAGCCATTTGTGTTTTCCTTTACTTAAAAGTATTTTTCAATTCAATGAGACTACCGCTTATCCTGTTACTAGGGTAGGCGGTAGTGTATACCAATTCAATGTGTTCTAGTGGATACTAGAAAGACCTTTTTAAACCGAATCTCTCAGGTAGTTTAGCTAAGGATTTAGCTAGTAATACCGTTAAAGTTATCCGGTTTATCAGAACGACGATAGTTTTCAGAGTAGAAGGTCTGTACAGTCTTGATGTTGTCGCCATATACACGAACAACAAAGTGCCAAGCCCAAGATTTGTTCTTATCAATCTCAGTCAAGTACAGTTCGCCCTCTACATCAATCTTACCGCCGAATTTGTTGTCTTTCACTTGGCTGTAGAACCAGGCTTCAGCTTCTTGTTTCAGGCGCAATTCATCCCAGTCTTTACCGGAGAATCGACGTTGCAGTTCAGCACCGATTTTGTTCAACTCTACATGGTAGAGCATGATGCGGTAGTTCATCAAGGTAGAAGACTCATCTTCGTAGATGGTACGAATACCAGAGAAGTAGAGTTTACCAGATTCACTGCGCTCTACCCACATACCACCAGAGGCCCAAGCACGGTTACGTACCTGATAGGGTACCCAAGGATTGGATACATCGGTCAGGTATTTAACGTAGTTGTTATCGCCTTCGCTGAAGTCGTAACGGATAGCTGCACGACCAGAGGTATTACCCCAGTATTTAGTGGTCATGCGAGCCAATTCGTACAGTACCGGTACGCGTTTATTGTAGGTAGAGACAGAATCCAAGAACAAACCACTGCCTTTTACGACTACTGCACGGTAGCAAGGCGTACCAAACAGAGCAGAGTCAGGGAAGTTTTTCAGCTGAGCTACAATAGAAGTCAAACGAGCATTCTCTTCCAGAGGAGTCGGAAGATTCACGTCTTCCCAAGAATGAGTAGTCACGCCTACCCAGCGGTCTTTACGCTGAGAGAGGTAACGACCAATACTGCGTTTGAATTCCAGTGAATAACCGGTATCCCAGAAGGTAGAGTCGTTGAAGGTAGTGGAGTCTTGGTATTTAGAGTTTACATCAGCAAACTCGTCAAGAATAACATCTACAGCTTTCTCGAATGCCAAGTTACTCATCTCACCATCCAAACCACCAGAAGCAGAGAGCATTTCAGATTCAATCATCAAGGCAATCTTCTCACCGGCAGCCAGAGTAGACTCATCGCCTTTTTCGTAACGGAAGGTCTGGTAAGGCGCACCATCAGTATAGGTGGCACCAAACAAGTTAAACAGGTATTTCTCAGTAGCACGACGAGATACATCGTAACCAGAGAAATCACCAAACAAACCAGTATCAGTCTCTTTGGTAATGAATTTCTCCAAGAGAGCATCGATATTGCGCTGATAAACGTGCAGTTTATCGAAGTGACCAATGGTCGGAGGAGTAGTAGCGACTTCCGGCTTCAGGTTGTTGTAGTTCTTGATGAAGGTTTCACCAATACCGTAAGCCAAACCTGCTTTAGAGCGAGCAGAAGGATTCAGGGTGAAATCCAATTCACGAGCACCATTCAGGCTGGTGACTACTGTACCATTGCTGGTCGGAGTCTTTTTGGCTTTAACAGAAATGCGGAAAGGATAAGAATGGGTATCGTTGTACGCATTGATGTTCAGGGGAGCAGCATCTTCAGTAGTCGGAGCCCAGATAGAGATACCTACCAGGTTACCCCAAGCACCAGGAGAAGATACAGCAAAGTCCATCAACGGTACACGTTTGGCTTTCTCACCATTCGGACCTACATAGCCCACTACGTCTTGTTCTGCACCTTTACCGAATTGGAAAATGGAGACAGTCTTACGGTTAATCTGCTGTTCTACGTAGGGAATCGGAGAAACCACGAAACGATAGTGTACACCAGGGGCTTTTACACCGGTAGTGACTACTTTACCACCTTGACCGAGTTTGAAGCGGCCTTGGCTGTCGCGTTCTGCGATTTCGATTTCAGTTTCGTAGTATTCGATAGACAAACGCAAGGCGGCCAGTTTGTTGGCTTCTTCCGGTACAATACGTTTAGCAATCACGGTACCAGCGTCTTGCAGAATACCTTGTAGGAATACAGAGGCGTGGTTATAGTAGGGTTCCATCGGGTCTAAGGTTTTAGAACCGAACAATACGTTAAATGCAGCGCCGTCTACTACGACTTCTTCAGTCGGTCCTTTTTCAGCGTAAAAAGGAATGTAAGAGAGCAGCGGAGCGCGTGGTACATCGACCACGGTTTGTGCACGGCCTGATAGGTCTTTCGTACCTAAGTGAAAACTAGCAGGCGTTGCATTGGAAATATAAATATCCATGGATTATAATCTCCGTTACAAACAAAAATTAATCAATTTATTACTGCTTAAAACATTTTCGAAAATGTCTTTATTACCTGCTGAAAACACAGGGTAATAAACAAAAAGAACACACGCTAAGCGCAATATTCATAGTATCGAATTATTAATACCTGGCATAAAGTCGTAACGAAAATATTTACTGGAGCTTAATAAGAAGAAAAGCTATGAACTCTAGACGTAGAGTATATTAAGTAGTAAGTAATCGATTATTTATTCTTTTTGTTATAAAGGACAACAAGACATGTCTATTAAAATCTCACCCTACCACACTACGGTAGGTAAACACTTTGTCGTAAAAGACACTGAACAGGCTATTCGACAAGTCATGGGTCGAGGCTATAACTGGATTAAAGTCAACGAAACCAACAAAACCATTTACATCTACCCTAACGACGTGATTAACAAATTCGATCACCCACTACTGGTAGAAACCGTAAAAGGTTTGGTCTACACAGCAGTAGACTTAACCGCTTTTGTTCGTGAGAATAGAGAAGGTGAGTATACGGTAGCCAACCGTTCACTCTACCTTTTACAGACTTTACGTGCCGCGCTAACCAGTGAAGTACTGGAAAATGGCCCCCGAATGATTAAGTCATTGCCTACCGGTGTATTGAGAAGCTACACCGATTTAATCGCCAATTCTGTTTCCATGGCTTTTAGCCTCAATAGCGAAGAAATCATTATCTTAAAAGTACTCTCAGCTTGGATGTACTATTCCATGTTGAGTGAACAAGAAGTGATTGGCGATATGGAATTACAAGCAGTGATTGCTAAACTCGCTCGTGATACCGGTATTCCTTCTAATTTCTTTGTTCGCTATATCGACGGTGCTACCTTCGATAATGTAGAAGAATTTCTAGAAGTAGTGAAAAGCAAGATTACCAATCCTGCATTACAGAAACTCAATTTAGGTTTATTCTATACCGTAGTAGCGAAAAACCTGAATTCCTCTGTTTGGATTGGTTTGGAGAAACAACAGCTCTTGGCTGTCTCTATTGAACACATTCCTTCATTCGTGGCTACCCTAGTCATGTGCCTGAGTGAGCCAGTATTTAAGAATGCTGGTTTGACTAAGATTGCCATGAAGAACCTTACTCGAGACAGAAGTCAGTTTATTCTGTCTGTTACCTCTATGGCTAATCCTGAGTAAGAACACTGTACTCCATTAGGGATAAAAACCTAATGGAGTATACTGGAGAGAATTGAAATGACTGAATTAAGTACACCTTACTTAGTCGGACATTATATCTACAACATGTGGGCTGCTCCTTGGCAGGATAACCAAACTTGGAATAAACTCGCTCGAGTGACGCCGTTTGGAGGAGCAAGAAACCATGTAGAAGTCTTCCATGAGGACTACCAGCTACCTACTAAACAAGATAGGTATCATGCCTACATGATAGGCCAGGTATACGAAGACATTTATAATCTTCCCTTACTGGAATGGACTGAACGTTCTACCTGGATTCCAATGAACGAATACTGTAAACAAACCGGTATTGTGTTCAACTTCTACACCCAAGATGGTATCAATGTACCGCTATCTCATGTCTTCTTTACTTTAACAGTAGAGAAGAATGTCATTTTCATCGTAAAAGAGGATTTAAAGATTCAGTGGGACATGAACAACTCCCCTCTGTACTTTAGAACCTACCGCAATGCTTTACAAAGAGTAGACCAAAGAGGTTTATCTCAAGAGAAAGCAGATGTGGTTTACGTGAAAGTTAAGATTGCTAGTGATAAGCAGAAACTGGTAGAGTTCTTTAACCAGTATAATGGTAAGCCTGGTGCTATGTTAACTTACCACAATGGGTATTTAGTAGACAATACTAACTACCTATCCAATGTACTGGAAGGAGATATTGTAGAAATCATCTACGATTCTACCTTAATTAAAGCGATTGAAGTCAAGCTAGGGGAACTCCCTACATTTAAATCCAAAGCTGATGGTATTCGCAAATACCTCATTACGCATGATAAGTCTTATAAAGACAATGTATTGGAATACCTGGATGATTGCGACTTCTACCTCTGTGCTTATCCGAAGAAGACCCCTTTGTTATTTAACGGATTACTGCTTCATCGTAATCACGTCTCTAATATCCGTCAGGTAACCAATAGTGATTATTCGATTTCTACTAATCTCGTCTCCGAATACCTGATTGCTCACCAAGACTTATTCGACGAACAGATTGCTAACTTAACCTTTAAAATCTATTATCGTAAACAATACGGTAATAAGAAGATGCCGTACAATGCTAACCGTATTCACGAGCTCAATCGTTTACCTTATGTTAATAGAGTAGCGGCATTACAAGGCTTAAGAAGTAATATTGACGAATGGCGTGCTGATAACCTAGAGAATTCTCCTCTAATGAAGTTAATTAGTAAACCTAAGCCAATTTGTAACCTAGAAGAGGTACAAGATGCCTATGGATATAATGCGGCTACTTACTATACTGGATTATCTGTTCATTCGCATGAAGAATTCATTAGCGATGGTCTAGGTGGTTATCTGGTCGATGTACCTTATTCCTATCGTAAACTCGTGACTGTATTCGAGTACGATAGTGAAGGTAAACTCCTGATGTGGAGACGATTAGAGAACGTGAATCAGTATCCGGTAGTAAATCGAGATACTAAGTTAGTAGAATTCGTCTCTGGCATCGGTACCCGTCAACCTGAAGACCATTACGGTAAACTACAGGCAGTTGTGCCAGAATACCAAGAACACCGAGTATTCGCTTGTTTGAAGAATCTGGAAACTCACCCTGAGAAATGGAAAGATGTTACTGCTACTGATGCTTGGTCTTACATTACTGATACTGATGGACTTCGAAACGTTTTAATTAAAGGCAATGCGGAGTACAGTAAGGAGGAATACACCTTCTTAATCCGTACTGATAAGAAGTTCCTTTGTCAGGATATTGAAGTTGACATCAGTAGAGGTTTACTGCAGTTCACCATGAACCACCACATTGCAGTGGGTGGTAAGGTATCCGGTAAACGAGCAGAAGTGCCTTATGGATTTCTTGATGTCTTCCTAAACGGTAGTGCCTTGATTGAAGGCATTGACTACTTTGTAGACTTCCCCAATGTGGTGATTGTTAACAAAGGCAGTATTAATCCGTTTAGCATGAAGCAGAAGATCACCTACCGAATGATGGCTTTCCCTGCTACCGAAACCATTAATGGTGAATCCATTCTAACTGGTATTAAAACCAATCGTCAGGTAGGTTACGTTAATCACTATCGCGTCTCTCGCAATAAGCAATACGAGATATTCGAAGATAAGAACTTCTTGATTAAAATCGGTAATGGAATCATGGATAAATCCAAAGTAGGATTCAGTGAAGACAATACTGAGATGAAAGAGAGAAAAGAATATCTAGAGGGTAAACCCTACGAGATTCGAGATGTGGTAGTACCGAAACGGTTTACGTATCCTAAAGACACGTATCAGTTCAAGAGAGAATCTGATGAAGTCGATAGAAAGGTGTCTAACTACCTCAATCAGTTTATTGAAGAAGAGCCTTTTAGCAGCAATCCTGCTATTATTGGTAAATACGAAATCTTCTCTCCTCTGTTAAGTAAACTCTTACATGATTTAGAGAAGAAACAAGTCGATTTCCCAATGGATAGGTTCTTTACTAATCAGGAGCTGATTAACTATATTTCCACTAAGTATAGTTCTCTATTTAAGGTAGACCCTTACTATAGAAAAGAATCCATCTCCTTTAAACACGTGGTGATTCACCCTACCCACCGAAGAGTAGTGACCACACTGAACTTCCATCAAGCGAGGTTCTTTAGGCGGGTAGTAGAAGTCTTCTACGATAATGCTATCGAGACTTCTCACTTCATTCGAGTGTCTGACTAGACACTCTCATGGCGTTTCACGTCATTCGGGTATCCGATTAGACACCACTGTTTCTGATTAATGTTTATCTAAAGTCACTACCTTACTTTGGTGAGTAAGGTAGTACTTTCTTATTTCGGGAGTATATTCAACATGCCTCAGTCTAACCTACCTATTTACTCCAGAGGGATTGGTGGCCCTGCACCCATTGTGGGTACAGACGGCTATCCGCCTATTGTAGACGAAACACAAGTCTGGAGAAGATGGGCATTACACGACATCTTCCTAGGTCAGGAAGGTAACAACAAATACGTACCCAAAGTCAATGACTTCGTAGAAGACATCAATACCTTAATCGTTTATCGGGTAAACAGCATTGATGCGACTACCCTGGTACCTGATTTAGTACAATTGAGTAAATCGACTACCAATGACTTAACGACTACTGAAATGGGTCGTTTCTTTGCTGGTGGTACGCTAGCTACACCGTGTGCCAGACAAATCTTCTACGATGATTCCGTGATTCGTCCTACACTCACTGTACCGGCTCAATTCCATATCCAGGGCAGTTTACCTCACCACGCTATTGCCTTTAAAGGTACCGTAGCAGGAGCTGGTGGTACACCGATTTCAGTGAGGTACGATTCCTCCTTTAATCCGATTTCTAATGCCATTCCATTAGAGCCTATCCTACAGCAAGACCCAAATCTACATACCCAGTGGTTCTTACCTCCCTTCTATACCTCTCATCGCCTAGAAGAAGGTGAGATGATTCTTATCTTGGTGTACGATGATAAAGGTGGTGTACTCTCTAGAACCAACTTCATTGTAGAGAAATCCGCTCTCTTAAGAGACGTATCCGATGCAGATAAGTTCATTTCTGCTATCGCATTGGAATCCTTCTACATTGATTCGAGTGACGAAACCAATCTCTTAATTCCAGAGAACATCCTAAAAGACTCCATTAACCTGATGGGTAAAGTCTTCTATACCGATGGCTCTACCATGACTTATCCGGTAGATGGTAATAAATTCGAATTGCTTTATTTAGATAGAGCTTCCGAATCCACCGTTACCTCTAAAGGTACTCTGGTACTGAAGTACTATCTGGCTAATAACGAGAAGTCTGTACACGTAGTGAATAACAACAACCGTTACTTCATTACCCGTTCTTACCAGTACACCATTATCGAGAGAGATGGTTCTTACTCAGTGAAACTCTATCCTGTACCTCGTTGGGTGAATGACAATATTGGCTGGCAATTGGATTGGTATCTGTTTACCTTAGATAGAAACCAATTCTACAATGTAACCAATAGCGTGTACATTAACCGTAACTCGCCTACCCAGCAACTCAATGGTAAGCTCTACGGGCCTACCCAACAGCTGAACGTAAGTATTGACTTAGGGACAATCAATAACTCCTTTAGGCAGTACGTACACCCACAACAGGTAGACGTGCGTTTCTTAAGAAATGCTGCTGACCAAACGGATGACAGATGGGAGATTGGGTTTGAAGCTTATCAAAACCCAACCTACGGTAAAGGTTTACACCTCTTAGTGAAATCGATTGCTACCAATAGCAATGTAATCAATATCGCTAATAGCTGTACCACCTTAGATGACTTCTTAAACAAAGTCTACTACACTACCTTACCGCAATATCGTACTAATCGAGAACCTAATGCACCTAAACCCAATATGTTTAAAATCATTTGGGGGGACAACAGCATCGAATTCCCGATTCGTAAGTGGAATGAAGATTTAACCATTCCTTTCGATATTCCGGCTACCGCTACACCCATTATTCTCTGGTACATCAATACCACCGATAATGACCTCTATTTGTCATTGTCACCCTTGCCGGTATTGATTGCCTGATAAAAGAAATGGGACTCAATACCCTATGAAAAGAACAGTCCGGGGCGGTTCCGGATGGTTCCTATAGAGAGGTCGTTTGTCTGTCGTGACTAACTGTTTTGTTTACGGAATTGTTTTTCGGTTATTCACGATAAATCCTCTAAGATAAACAAGCAAAACGGTTGTCAGTTTTCCCATAAACAACATCGTTGAGACTCCTTTCGTAGTAGTTGATGAAAAAGACGATATACACTCCTCTACCCTCGCAACAGGGGTAGAGGAGTGTATTAGTCTGTCTTACCATTAACTTAACCAGTAATCTAGGTCTAAATTACCACTATTACTGTTACCAGTCAATAGGGATTCAAATCGAGAAATATCCCTATTATTGTAAGGATTCAATCCCAATGAATCAGTATTGACATCAGCTAAACCCTCAATAATGTCATTGACCATATTGGGTTGTTTCCTTAAAGTAGTGAGTTTCTTCCCTTCTTTCAAGTCATCAATCATGCCAGAGATACTCATTTGTTCTCTGTTCTCTATCGATAACTTACTTTCTAAGTAACGAATCTCTTTCTCCAATTTAGCAAATTCGAAGTAGTTATCCGTATTACTCATTTCGTTATACAGAGCAGTAATGCTCTCTTTTAAGCTATCTTGTTCTCTCTTCTTCAGTATGGTCTTAGCATCTAATACTTCACCTGCAAAAGCCACTTCACTTAAGAAACGACCTCTATTGATGTCGTAATAACCAGTTTCACGACCATTAAAGATAAACCAACAAGCCAATAACCAAGCAATCACCATGTCATCATGACCACCTTTAGGATGGTCAATTCGTCCATTTACAATCACTAGGCTAAGCAATTCATTAATCAATTGGTTGTCTTTTAGCTTATCAGCAGAGATGTCAATCGCTCTAAATAGTGTTTCGTTATAGAGGTTATCACGAGAGTACTTACCATAACCAGATGTCGTGTAACCAAAAGTATTTCTGTGTTGGTTAGCGATATTCATTCGGTTAGGGTGAGAATCCATTAATTGGAACTTACGTGGGTCTGATGTTTTCTCTTGTACAATGGTATTGAAGATTCGTCTAAATGGATCAATACCATGGGCAGGTAGGGTTTCAATCAAGTAATCAATAATGCCTTGGGCACTACTTCTGTTCTCTGGGATAATCATGACTTTACGGTATTTTATCATGAAATCACTTAACCACTGCGAGAACTTATACAAATTCACTCGATTAACAGAAGCTGTACCAATGATTTCTAGGTTAGTAGCGTCAACGAATACCAGACAGCTATTGTCGTTATTCACCATGTTAGAGCTATCGATACCAATTACGACTGGTTTCTCATTCATGATTTTATCGATTTCATGTGCGGTGTAATACCATTTAACATGGATATATCCAGAAGCGTCATGTGCCTGAGGCTCCATTTCACTTACTTTCATCATTTGGGTCTGTTTTACGTTAAATGGAGAAGATTCCATTTCAGATACCCAGACATTAAGGAAGTCTTTTAACAAGTTAGCCCCAGTAACACCGGCGCGAGACGCGTTTTCAGACAACCAAGCATCGTCTTTACCTAGCTGTTTGTGGGAGAACACACCAGTTACCGCATAAATCCCATTCTTAGCAATAGCTGACATGGGGTTGGACCCAGCTCTAACTCTTTTCTCTAATTCTTCCGCATCTTTACAATCTAACAACTCTTCTGTCCAAGGACAACCTTCACTATAGAGCTTATAAGCATAAGCCCCGTAATCAGTGTCCTTAGAACCAGCTGTAGTAGCAATCACACAGCCGTAAGGCATTCCAGCTTCCCTTGCCTTTTCGATCGCCGCGTTCTGAGAAGCTGAAGCAGAATTGAAACTTAGAGATAGATTAAGACAAAATGCCGCCTCGTCCAGTAAGAGCACATGGCTACTAAAACCACGACCTACACGCTCAGCACTTTCTGGTTGCGCTTGAGCAATACCCGTATTGAGGTAGCAGTTTCTCTTCTTAACAGTAATCAATTCACTGTTATCCGCATCCAGTTTAGTTAATGGATTTAAGTAATAGGGATAACGTCTAAAAGAGTTCTGTATCCTCCTGATATTTTCAGCTCTAAGTTTACTGTCTTTGGTTAATAGAAAAATACGCATGTCCGTCCAGAAGAACAAACACCACTCGCTAATCTTGTCAATCGAGCTAGATTTACCTAACTGACGAGCCATCACGAAGAAATAACGAATGTGGTTTAAGAAACACCACCACAATGATAGATTACCACGGTTGGCTAAGTAATAGTTGTTACCTGACGTGTTAGGTGCTGTGGCAATTTCTCTCACGAAGTACCAGAAGTTGTTCTTACACTCTAGAGCAATCCTAGCCATTTGCTCCATGGTTAAGTCTGGTGAAAATGGGTCTACTCCTTGTAGTGTTCTGTCGTGTAAAGCTAAATGGAAATAGTAGTTCTTTAACCCCATCTTCTTATACACGTTAGCCATGTCAATATAGCTTTGGTTCCTGGTCTTAGTATCCACTATTGCTTCTGGATACCTATTCCAGTCATCTAGGAACAAAATAGTCATTAATGCTTTCCTCCTTACCTCTCTAGCCCTTTTACATTAGGGGCTAGAGAGAAAATAATGTATTTTCATATTAGCAATGGAAATTGTTGCTTTTAGGCTAGGTATGTGTCTAATTGGAAAACTATGATGAATTTGCTATATAGATAGGAAATCTACTATGTATAAACACGTAAAAGACGTATTTAACGATAAGTGTAATCTATCATTCGATACGAAGTTTACCCAAAAGGTAGAACGATACCTTAACCAGTTAATTACTAAGTCCGATGAAGATTCTCAGTTTTGGGGTGGTCCACTGACTGGTACCCACAAAATCACGTTTACGAACAACGATAGAGGTAGGTGGTTTGAAGAAATCTTAGGAATTGATGAATCCGATGTAGAAGATGATTTAAACCTGATTATCGATGCAGTGAAATATAAAGTAGCAGGTGATCCATTATCATTATCCTGTGTTTGGTTATGTCATTCCCTTTGGAATAGCGGTAAGCTCTCTAAAGAGAAGAAACAGAAAGCCATGAGCGACGTGATGATGGTTATGTGTATTCGTTTCTTAACGTCTAGAATGAATCGACATTGGCCATTTCCTTGCTCTAAGGCTGTGGCTGAGGCTACGCTAGCCTCTATGTCTAATCGCTATGCTATTAAGCGTTTAGGTAGTTGGTTAGCGGTAATACGAGAAAGAGCAGACGATACAGTAGACATGGTAAACGGCATCCACAAACATGCGATTAACCGAATGGATATCGACATGAAGTCCTCTGGACACACCAATTCAGTGGTTTATGTCGTAATCGATAACGCTACCCGTATTAAAGAGATGCTAAAGGGCATCTACAATCTGCAGAAGATGGTACAAGAATCTGGACTGAAGATTAACAGTACTTCAGCTACCTACATTGAAACAGATGGGGAGAGTATTCTTAAAGACAAAGAACAATCTTTGGAAATCTATAAGAATTACCTAAATGACATCATTGGGGATAAACCTAGCTTTATTAAACTAGACTTAGTAAGCATTATTGAAAATGCCAATAAGACCATGCCTCCGCAGATGTTTAGAAACACTTTAGGGTATATCTCCGATGTCTACTCCAAGAACAATCAAGACAAGATTGAGTTGAGTGACCTGATTGAAAGAACCATGACCCATTTACTGGTTTACCTATACAGTAACCGTAATGCCATGAAGAATAAATCGGACATCCCTGGTTTACTCTCTAAACTAAAAGGGATTTATACCTCTTCTCGTACTACTGACCCTCTATTGTTAGGGATTCGTGATGACATGGAGAAAGTAGTCAAGAGAGCGACTAAAGTCAAATCCACTCCGGCTATTGCTGCTACCAGAACAGGTATTTTGTTATACATCGTACTGAGAGCCTTTACTCGTAACTATTACTCTTAAAAGTAGGAGAAACCCACTTCTTTCACCTTTAGGAGTAATCGATGTGTGTTATTGAAAAACTATTGACTAAGGTATACACCATTAGCGATGCTTTTCTAGGTGAGAAGAAACTAGAGTTAGTTGAGCCTGATGTAATCAATCGGATAGACTTTCACACCAAAATCGGTAATAATCTCAAGATTATCGTGGTGAAGAAACAGTACATCTACAGACGGAAGAAGAAATCCTTATTCCGTAAGCAAAAGAAGATTAATTGTGTTTACGAAGTCTATGCTGAATTCAGTGAGAGTATGCCTAAGTTACTTAGTGATATCCTCACTGAGAAACTCGTCTTACCTCAACTACTCAATTCCCTAATCAGTGAGGAAAAGCAAGTTAATAGTGTTGTCAGTGCCTTTCTGGATATTAAGCTGAAACAGTTTAATAAAGTAATGAAATCCCCACGTAAGTCCTAATGCTACTCAGTACTCTCTATCTGGGGTACTGAGTAGTAGTGGGTTTATACTGAATTCAATAGAATTACAAAGCTATATCATTAACATGACAAAGCAAACCTAATAGCTGTTTGCTTAACGTTCTTTTTATTTAGTCTAATGGTAGTTTATTTATAAAATACAAAAAGGAAACTAAAATGCTGAATCATGAGATGGTTTCTTACTGCTTCAAGAAGTACGTAACTGATCGATTCGTTAATCAGAAGCCGAAGTTCTTCTTGAAAGACATCTTAGTAAACCATGAAAATTGGGAAGGTGGAGATATCCTGTCTTTTGTCGTACAAGAGACATTAGGTACAGCGACGTACCTAGAAAGAAAGAAACTGATTGTAGAAGTCAATCTCCTATTAGAGGAGTTCTACAAAACGGCCAAAGACGATGACCTCTTCGTTAGAGGCATCAATACGGTGGATTATTACAACCATACTCAAGAAAAACCCGATACTGGTGACGATACTGAAACTGGATTCTTCGATATCGACTATGCCTCTAAAGCAGATGTTGAGCAGTTCTTCTTCATTTCAGTGATGTTGTACTACATTGGTTTTATCCAATACGTAGCCAATGCCAACAGCAATAAAGCTTACTTACTGAAACTGAAGAACATGCTACATGATAAACTGATGGAAATCATTGACGTTAGTCTATCAGTCGTAACAAAATCAGAACAGGTAGCTGAGGAAGGCATTCATTTAGAGAGCCACTGTGTATTCTTAATGGCTTTGTATCGGGTGAAATACCTGATGTCGACTTATCCTAAGTACAAACACATCACTCGTGATGCTTACGATGATTACATCAACAGTACTCAGGATTACGATACAGTGGATGAAGGTATCATTACCATGGCTTCTGATAAGCTACCTAATAACCTAGCTCAGTACTTCGTAGGAAACTACATGGTATTGGCAATAGAGTTTCAGGTTGACTTATTGGACGAGTTCTTCAACGTAAGGTTCTTCTAACATGAAAAAGGTGAAAAAGGATCTATCCACAATCAAGTACGTGTTGGACTTCTCTAGAGGACCCAGTTCTGAATTACTGGAGAAGTTCAATTACTACAATTACGACTTAATGGAAGCGGTGATGGCTGATAAGAGTGATGATAGCTATAGCTATCGATTAGATGCTACTGGTACGCTTCGCTCTTACTACTCTCCTCGTTATGGTTGTTACGCCAATATATTGGGTAGGTGTATCTCTCCTTTAGAGTTGGATGAAATAACCAATAACCTGAATAGGTATTATAAGGATGTAGAGAAGGATGAAGTAGAAATCCTCTATACCAGTACCACAGCTGCTAAACTTCCATTAAACATGAAACCGGTATTCGGCTATGTTGGTGACAAAGGTAGCGAGCTTATGCCGATTAGGGTTTACTGTGTCCGTAATATTGTGGTGAAAGCAAGAGGGTATATTCGTAGTTTCATTTACTACCACTTCCATCGAAAAGACCTGGAAGAAAAAGAAGGTAAAATGGCATTCGAAAGGAGATTACTCACCTTACCAGAAGACGTTAGTAGGAAGTCTGCTAAGTTCTACGCTGATCAATTCGACTCACTGGATGCTGTCTATACCCGTATTATCGAAGAGAATGAAGGTGTTTCCAAGTACCATTCTGTACTTCGTGGTGACGTAAGAATCATCATGGATAGCTTTAAGGTAATGGAGGATTACCACGTCGAACAAGAATACGCTGGATTTAAAGAATCTGGTAGGCCACTTAATTGATTCATTCTACTCTCTCTACCTAATGGTGGTAGAGAGAGTAGGTGTTTATTTATTCTATTGTAAAAGGAATTTCTTTATGTCTAATGAAAAGATTGTTTTGGATCTAGATAAAGGTTTAAGTGCTGAGCAGACGGCATCCATCCCACGTCTCTTTAAGGAGAGATTGGAAGAAGTCGTTACTGGTAACCCAGAAGACATCAGTGCCATTCACCTAGAAGATGAAATCGACACCATGGTTCTAATAGGTAAGAGTGGCAATGCTCTCTGTAGACTTGTCACCATGTCTATTTTGGAAGATGAGCAAGAGTTCATCTTCGAACGAATGAAAGACATGGTTAATAGGGATATCTCTAAGAAGGACATAGACTTGATTTCTGTCTATAACATTGCCTATAGGAACGGTGAAGAAGACCCGTTTATCTTCTATAAAGATAAAGAAACTGGTGAAGAGAAACCCATTTACGGTTTCTGTTACAAAACCGTTACCGTGGCGGTGAAAGATGATCACTATGCCTTCAATCTCTTCTACTTTATTCCGGAATACTCGCCTGAAAACAACTATTCCGTAGTTCGTACAAAAGGTAAAGTTCACCACAATGACATCACCTGTATATCGAGTTCAATGAAAATCGGAGAAGATGAGTTAGAGGTGGTTAATACAATATGGGGTTATCTATCACCTGAAGAAGTTGATGTCATCTTCGAGAATGGAGGTGTATACGAAGTACCTTGTTCGGAATGTATCTCTATTGATTACATTCTCTACGTGATTGATTCCATGGTCGATAGCCAGAATGTATCTAAAGAGGAATTCCTGTTCTATATTGACAGTGAAGACAAACCTAAAGGCTATCTAAACTAAAAAGGAGTTTATTCTAATGTTAGTCAATGAAGAATTAATGGATATTGACTGTGTCTACAATGTAGTTAAAGGATTCAATTGGGATAACTTCAAAGCGGTTACTGCTTACATTGATAGTATCACTGGACCCATTACTGAAGCCGAAGACTGTGAGGAAATCACCTTCAATAAAGAAGCTGGTTATTCTGTATTCCATTCACCTACTAAGGGCAGTTGTCTTTACACCAATTCACTATCCATTCAGGACTTTGAAATGGATGAGTTGTTGAACCAAACAGGTGATGGTAAACCAGCTAAAGAGTCTGATGTCACTATCCGTGCTGTCAATACAGTCTTCTTCAGTTTACCTAAAGGAGTAAAACCTAAAGTAGCTTATACCGTAGATGAAGATGGTGAAATGTATCCTGTTTACGCTATGGTAATTAAACGAGTGGTCTATAGCTACAAAAATCAGTCTTGTATCGTTATCTTTATCCAGACCGTCCGTGAGTATAAACCAGGGGTGGATTTGAACGATTTCGAAGAGGAAGGTGGTTACAGTGTGGACATCACTACTCTTTACCTCACTGCTGGTAAAGACGCCTGGAGAACTGAACCTGCAGTAATCAGCCTTCGTTCTGAAGAATATAAACAGTACTACGACCACATTAAGGCACAAGAGCAGACTCAGGATAAGCTCAGTGACTATGCGTCCAGTGTAGGGTACTGGATAGATAGACTATGTCTCTAAGACAAAATAGCTAACTTAACAGCTACTCGGTAATAGACAACACTACTCTCCTTACCCTATCGCGGGGTAAGGAGAGTAGGGGTCTTATCATTTCTTTTTTACTTCAGAATGTAAGTAACTCGACTAGTAAACTAGTCTCATTGCCTATTTTAAAATATAGGTAGCGAAGACACTAACGTGGTCAGTCTTCTCCATGATTTCGTAGAGCTTACTGCTCTCAAACCGGATTTCACTCAATTCCACGTCTTTAGGTAACACAATCACTAAACAAATGTGTTTACCTTCATTAATTAAAGCTTCTGCTTTCTCTAAGACGTAATCCGGTACATTGGAGTAGTTTACAGTCATGACAACTGTATCCTCTACTCCTTTACATACTCCAGCTAACTGATAAGCAATGTCGTATAGACCAATGCCTTCTACACCATGGTTTAAATGCTCAATAGCCAAGTGAGTATCTCTAATCGTTACCTGGTGATTATCGATATTCGTAATCACGTCTTTTCTACCTAACTGGTAATCGTAAGTCGGGTCATTAGGGTCACCTAAATCTCTTCCCAACGACTCTACCATGTCTTCTTCATGCTCAGCATCTTTAGAATAGATTTCATTTAGCTTAGCACTGACTAAAGAAGCAAAGTCGCCATAGACCGGTACAGTCTTAGCTTTAGCTCCGTATAACGATAAGTCGTGACTAAATGACTCTACTGACAATTCATGGATAAAATCCAATCTAGCTACTGCTTTTACTTTCATTTTCAATAATCCTTAGATTAGATTAGAAGAGAGGTCGCTGTAAAGGTCGTATTTTAATTTCAAGTCACTCAACCAACCAATCTTAGAAGCTTTCTTCAGTTCTTCTAAGTACAATTCATTGGCATCAGCATAACTATCAAGAAACTCACTAAACGCACCTAACTCAGAACCACCATCTAGCTTAGCTTGGTTTACTCTAATCTTCAATTTGTTATAAATAGCGGCTTTAGTAGCCAATACAGCTAACTTCTTAAAATAAGCTGCTGCTGTCATGTTTAAACTGTTTAGATTACTATCGTGCTCAATCAGTACTTCAGCGTAAGTACCAGGAGGCAAGTAAGACATTCTTCTAATCCTAAAGGCATTAGGAGAGATCATCTCACAGCGAGCATTATAGTTTAAAGAAACCGATTGATTGGAATTAGCCAATTTCTGTGCAGCAGCTAATATACTGCTACCAGCTACTGTAGCGGTATCAGCGTAGATACCATTCGGATAGATGTTAGCGGTATTGATACCCAATACAGTCAGTATTTTGTAACCACCAGTTGCTTTAGGTGGTACCGTTACCACGTAGTCCATTTCAGATACCTTCTCCACCATACACTCTTGTAGAGGGATTTCTAGAGTACGAGCGTATTCCACATTCAAGTCAGGCATTAATCTACGTTCGAATACTTCTGCAATCAGAACAGCATCTTCATCTACTGCAGACCAAGGGTTTTTACCATATCTAGAAGCTAGGCAAAATTCACTTATCAATTCCGCTGGTATAACTGATTTTGCTTCATTCAGGCACAAACTCAACATTGACATTTACTTTATTCCTCCGTAAATAAGGGGTATTTTAGTTCATACGAATCCCTTAGAAAATGTCGTTATAGTGCACATTCTAAAATAGAATAAGTCTATATTATTATCTTGATGATAAGAGCGTTATCAGGTTCTTACCTTGGTGAGGTTCTGATATAAGCTATCATTACCATGAGTAGGCAATCGTATTGCTTGCTTAAACGTTTAAGTAAGTCTATTTGTATTATCTTTAATTCCTTGAAAGGATCAATGCCAATGTCTCAAGTCAATGAAAATGTCGTGAAACTCTGGTGTGCAGGCGGTGCCGGTTTAGGTATCGCTGCCGATGTATTGAAAAGCCAAGGCAAACTCTCTACCTCTACTGAGATTGCTCGCCTGGATACTGTACTCTTGGATACTTCTCGTTCTAATTACCACAAGAACGAAAGCATCTTCGAAGAACATGTTGTAGAACTGGTCACCATTCCTGGTTTGGATGGCTCTGGCCAGAAACGTGATGAAAACGTCGATAAAGTCGTTCCTTACATTGCCAATATCGTGCACCAACATAAACCTGAAGACAACAGCAGTCTGAATATCGTGATTCATTCAGGCTCAGGCGGTTTGTAATAGCCCGTAAACACAGCGATGTGTTTATTGATACCCTCTCTAATTGCTGGAAACTCCTTAGAGTCTAAACTACTCCCTAGAACAGTAATGTATCTAGTATAGAGCTGTATTCCCCTGGAATACGCTCTGCAGCGTCTCTACGCTAGTAGAGTAAGCTATAGTGAAAATGTTTAGAATTGGATAATCAGCAGCGAAGCTTCCTGTATAGGAAGAACGTTCAACGACTAACGCATTAGCCAGCGTGTACTGCTCAAGTGAGTGGGAAATGGGAGGGTGCTTTAGTATTGGTTATACCCTTTACACTAATACTAAAGTACATGATATAGTCTGGTCTCTGCAGAAATGTAGAGCTGTCTCTAATGAGACGGGTAGAGTGTAACGAACTCTACTGAACATAACGTCAGGAAGCCTCGAAGGCCCTCTGGTAGTAAAAGAGCTCCTCGAAAACGATGCCATTGTGATGGTCATCATGATCGGTGATGCGACCACCAATAAGTTTGCCGCTAATACAGCTGCGACTATTCGCACTTATGCTGCCATCAGCAAACAGTTAGGTAAACCTGTAATCGTGCGTTATTACCAAAACTACGCCGATAAAGACTCTACTCCGGATAACATCAACAAAGCAATCGCTTACTCTATTACTGATTATCGCTTACTCTTCAGTGGTAATATCCATGGTGTAGACTCTTCAGACCTGCGTCACTTCTTCCAGTACCACAAAGTGACCAATACTGAACCTGGTTTGACTCTGATTTCTAACTTTGCTATCCAGAACCAAGACAAGAGTTCTTTGGATAAGACACTCGAGAAATCATTGGGTGACAACTACAATATCGTCTCCTTAATCTCTATTGATTCAGGTGACGGTTTGTCACGCCAACCTATCCCCTGTGACTTCCGTGTTGATGGTCAGGTGATTTACGCTTCTAATGTACCGGAAGAGAAACGCTCTTCTCTTTACTTCGTACTGACTGATAACTACTTCTTCCAGGTGATTAACAGCCTCAATGAAGTGGTATCCAGCTACGAGAAGAAAGCCCGCGCTCGTGTCAACAACGTGATTAACACGTCTGATGCTGATCCACATGGTTTGGTTTTCTAAAATCGAGCGTAGAGGCTCGTATAGAGCGTTTAAGAGCTAAGGGTATATAATCCCCTTACTTTTTATTTCATCGCAATATAGACGCAATCTAGATAGCCTACTGACGGTTTCTGTAGCCGTCAGTAGGTATATCTTTCTACAAAGTCGTGTTTTTTATGAAAGAATACGGAATCTGGATAGTGAAGCTATCTGGGTTTAAAACGTATGTTGAGTGTATATGGATTGGAGTACAAATGAATGGAAACATTTACTATCGATTGGATATTGCTGCTGAAATCAGGAATATCTTCGATAGGATAGATACCTTAAAAGACAGGACGACTTATTCGGAAGCGATTTACAATCATCCCTATACCTTATCCTCCGTTAACTGGCTGTATAACGATGGGATTGATAAGGTCTTTAGCCAAGAGTATCTAGAATTAGAACTAGAAGTCGGATTAGAGAACTGGTTATTGGTATTAAACCATGTAATCTATCAGTGGTTGAAATCTAAAGGGTTAGATGTCGTTTACAATAAGTTTCTCAATATTGCACCCGTTTGGTCTTATTTAAGACATGCGATGCTCAGCGAATACGATTTCCCTCCCTGGTATCCGAATAAAGCCTCGGAGGAAGTACTGGATAAAGCCATCCATGAAAATGGATTGAGTCAATTGTTCCCTAAAACATTCGAATTATTGAACCATGCTTACAAACTGGAGCCTACTCCATTTCCCTTTATTGAGACTAAAAACATCAATAAAGACGGAATCAGTATTCCGGTAAGTATCCATCTTGACCCACTTTTCCTCACGATTACATTTATCCATTAAGGAATCGATTCACCATGACCGCCATTAATGATGTTTATATACTAAGGACCAAAATCATTCTAGAAGAGATTGAAGACCTCATCAGCCAAACCCTACCTAACCACGAAAAGCAATTCCTGGGTAAGGGATTAGGATTTTACGATAGGGAGACTTATAAGCAATTAGTCGTACCTGGACGTAAATATATCCTAGGTGAAGAGCACGGTAGACGAGAAGTCGTTTATCAGGATGACATTTTCAATCAATTCGTATCTAGTACCATCTATAGCGAAGCGGGTGAAGTACTCTATAGACCCAGCTTCTATAGAAACAGAGTATTGTTCGAAACCATCTGTTCTCCAGTTGCTTTGGATATCTTTATTAACTTTGCTTACATCTGTTTAAATAGAGAGCTACCCAGTAACTACGGAGTGATGAATAAGGACGACACGATTTATTACCTACTCACTCAGCACTATCCTGATTTAGAAGCTATCTTAAAAGCCACCTTAGGTGAGATAAAAGGCAGCTTGTCTATCAATGAAATCATGACCGTTATTCCGTTTAGTATTACCTTAAATGAAATCTATATCCGAGTACAGGATTACGTAAAGACTTTGTTTAAAGGTAAAGAGAACCTAAACTACCATCAATTCACCGTTTATTACGATGGTTCTAGCTTATTGATTGGTGACTTAGGTGACTACCGGATAAACGAGTGGGAGCAGCTGAAGGAAATCGAACTAAATCATCGAGAAAAAGAAGCCAACGGGAAGTACTTTAATGAGCAATTCTCCTTGTTTGCTGATGAGAAAATCACCATTGCTTTCAATCATGACTTTGGTGTGTATTCCGATTCAGCAGAGGAGATAGGATACAGACTGTTGAAGGTGCTTAGTTCTAAATACCAATCGTGATGGAATACTATCAAGAAATCAATCAACAGTACGCTAAGGGACAGGTATTGCCCTTAGCGTACTTTAACCTTACTGATGTATATTGTTTTTTTAGTCAAGAAATGAGAAACAACCATGTGGAGATGGTGGATTTCTTGAATCTTGAATTAGACGGTATACATGACTTTTTTCTAGAATACCTACCAAAACTATTTGATTCTATCTGTACCGGTGACTCGGACGGCTATGTTTTGTTCTCTGAAAAGCTATTGGATTTAGGGATTGCCAATAACTTGGAAGTGGCAGACAACATCGTTAACAGAATGGTTATTCTGCTTGAGGATGTACTGTCCGGAATATCGGTATCGGATAAAACCAAGCTATTTATCAATGTCGTCGAAGAACAAGCCGTGTTTCCCATGGCTTTACTGAACTACATTAATCTATAGCACAACACTTTAAACCGTGGATAAAGGAAAAATAAACTATGTTAGGCACCACTGAGGGGTTTAAACTTTCAATCCCTAACCCAGTACTGAAGATAGCAGACAACATCTTTAGATTAACCAATAAGAACATTTCCCCTACCGAAGTAGCATCCTTTCTCATGCGTAAGCTGGAATTGGGTAGAGATAGAGATTCTATTCTCTTGGCTCAAGAAGCTTGCGACTACATCATGTTCTCAGACGGCTTTATTGTAGATTTACCTGCATACGAATCTACTCCTCTTTTCCGCCAACTCTATACTGAGAACATCAAACTCATCGCTGAGTGTTTTGACCTATTGCGTCCTTACACCATCGATTCCTATTTCAACGGTATCGTAGACCAACAAATGTTGTTTTATCGGACACGTTTAAATGTGGTCTACTGATGCTGATCTAATTGAGTATTACATCAACCTACCTGAGAAGTTCCTAGTAAGAGATGGTGATTTTGTCTATCGTAGCTTTAGAGACATTATTTACCTTGTACCTAACATTACTCAACCTGAGTTTTTCCTGTTTATACAAGAGATAAATAAAGTATTCTGTTTCTACGATTTGGATAGCCACCCTACCAGTTACTTACAGGTAGGTGGTGAAATCGACTTTCATTCAGCTTTCCCTTCTAGAGAATTAGACGAATTAGTAGTAGAGAGACTAAGTATTATTGCTTATAATCTCATTTACTCCTTGTTAGTCACGATTCGCTCTTTCAATCTGTACTTACCTAGATTACCTAATATAGATTATCGATTAAGACCCAAAACGAGAATATGCTATCGAATTGGGGACTTTAATCTAGAGGAAGGTATGATTATTCTATACAAAGTCAATCCATGGGAGTATTGATTTACTCGCAATTACAGGAGTGTGTTAAATGTCTAATTCTTTTGTAGTAGGTAAGGTCTATTCCTTCGATACCTACGCCCCTGATGTATTGTCTACTCGCATTATCAATGCTAAATGCTTGGCGATTCTCAATGCCCAGAATGCGATTGCCAATGGTTTGGATGTGATTTCATTCCACGAGAGAATGAGACCCCATCTGCCCAGTGGCCACAATGACGATCCATTAACCATGACTTACGTTAAGTTACTGAACAGTGCTGGTACAGAAACCATTTTTGCACTAGACTGGATTAACTTAACTACTCTAGTGGAAACCCAAGCTAACCGCATTGTGATTACTTTGGATAACGTCTCTATTGAAGACATGGAGGTACTGCGTAAAGCCATTACTTCTAGAGGTTATACCAACATCTCCATGGTGCTCACTGAGGTGTAATCACCACTACTACTATGATAGTAGTTACAAACTACTAACCAGTTTGTTCATCTGTTACATTGAGTAGCTGGATAATACACAGTAGTTGAGAGTGATGCCAAGGCAGGGCTCTGTGTATTAGTAATTCTCTTATACTTATTTCGAGTCCTCGTGACTTCATTGTCTCTGTAGACGTAGAGGTAACCATCACACCGCCCCAGGTGGCGATTGCATCCTTAGCCTCCTTTACTTGTCTCGACTCGAAATACTTATAGAGGAGTGAACAAAATCACTCTCACTTTCATGATGGTTTCCTTATGTGTTGGTTGTGCAGACGATTTCCTCCTATTCCTCTTGTGCGGGGAATAGGAGGAATAGTCTTAGTTTACGACACTTTTTATACTGAACTATGAAGAGTACATACTCTTTCTGAATTTAAATATATTTAAACTCATTCATTAAAAGGTATTTTACCATGGCAAATAAACTTCCAGTCTATTTGAAAGGTGATGTGAAAAACGCGGATACCTTCGTTAAAAACCTGAAGCAGATTTACAACGATGAATCCATTAAACACACCGAAAAAAATGAAACTTTGGTGGCTGGCCATAAACTGAGCTATCAAGAGCCTCCGTCTTCTCCTGCTCCGTCTTATGTACCTGCTCGTGATACCCGTTACGACTTCCCTTATCCTCAAGAGGAAGCTCCTCAGGTACCTCCTCCTGGTCATTCTGAAGGAGGTAGTGAGAGCGAGCAGCAAGGTGGTCGTGCCCGTGGTGGTCGCGGTGGCCGTGCACAAGAAGGTGGTTCACCCCCTGGCTCACCTCCTCCGAGTGGCAGCCCCCAGGAATAATCCCTCTCTCTGGTTTCACTAGTGTAGAGGGATTATAGGTCCTGTTTGATATAAGAAATACATTCTCTCCTACTACTCTTTCTAGGGGTAGTAGGAGAGGTGTACTTTTTCATTTAGTAATAAGTCGAATCGATTTCGTATTTCTGATTAATCAATCGACAGGAGTTCACGATACAATGGAATATCGAGGTCTTGACTTAACTGAGAATGTCTTTATATTAAAACCAGAACAATATACAAGACATTTAAATCCCATTGGTCAGTACGTAGACCAACAAGCTCAGTTTCTCTCCATTATGCGTAACTACCCATTAGACAAAGCACGTCAATGGGTATTGAAAAACATTCGTAAAGACGGTAAGTTTCCCTTACGTAATCCTAAGGTGATTTACGTACACAAAGACGAGAATGACGATAGGGTAAAAGGAGAAACCACACTAGTTCATTACTTAAAGGATGCATTTGCCAATGATGAAATCATGGCTGCTACCTTTACTACCTTCTTACCCCACAAGGTAAAACTCTCTTATCTATCCGAATACGTAGACGTTAAGAAACCAGAAAGAAGTAAGCTAAAGAAACGCCAGTTCCAGATGAAACAAGAAGGCAACTTTGTTGCTATGGCATTTGCTAATAACGGACAGAATAACATTAAACGAAACTTGAATAGTATATCTGGAGCTTCTTCATTAGCCTCTACTGCTATTTACATGGCTTCTATGCATCCGGTATTGACTTCTAATTGTCGAATGACTTCTGGGTATGCTAATGCCAATAATGAAAAACTATTAGGGGGTAATCGTCATTACCACAATGCGGATATTACAATCAATAACCTAGTAGCTCTAACCACTAATATCGATGTAGAGAATATAAAGCAGATACTGGATAAGTACAATCTCTACGTACCTAATACAGATGAGCTATTCGAATATATTCTAAACTCTACTCGTTTGTATTGGAGGTGGCCTGAAAAGGAAAACCTGATTAAGGAGTTTATTAGCAAATGCAGTCGTGAGCAAAGAGCCGCTATTGCTTTCATTTACGACTTAAATGCTTTACGTATCTACAATGAATCATTTACTCGTGAGTTCATTGGTGGTTTAGCTAGAAAATGTAATCCAATTGAAGGCATGTCCGTTGAAGAAGCACAAACTATCTTCAATAAGTCTTTAGAAGAAATTAAGCTGGTAGCCATCCAGATTTGTTCGGAAGAAGTAAAAGGATTAAAGGAAACCCAATACATTGGTACAGAGACCATTCTAAAGATTGCTGCCTCTATTATCAACATCTACGAAGTCTTTTCTAAGTATAAGGATTACATCCAAACCTTCTTAAGGTCTTCTCACCTACCTGGTTCATTAGCTCAATTCCCCAGTAGTTTAAGGAAGATTGTGTTGATGTCAGACACTGACTCCTCTATCTTTACTACTAAACACTGGACTAATTGGTTTTGTGAAAATAAGAGAACTAAGGAAAAAGCCACGCCTGTGTTTGCTACCATGGTTATGCTTTCTAGTTTAACATTGAAACACTTACTAGCTACTATGTCAGGTAACTTAGGGGTAGAGACCAAACGTATCTTTACGATTGGCATGAAGAATGAATTCGGTATGCCTACTCTAGTGAATCTAAACCGTACTAAACACTACATCTATACGGTAGATTACCAGGAAGGCAACGTATATAAAGAAATGTCTTTGGATAAGAAAGGGGTTCATTTAAGGAACTCTAACTCTCCACAAGAGATTATTGAACATGCTGAAGACATCATGAAAAGACTCTTCTATCTTTACAATGAAGATAATAAGAAGATTAAGGTAATCGACTTATTAAGAGAAGTAGCTGATGTAGAAAGGGATATTTACAAGAATGTAAGAGAAGGTGGGATTAAGTACTTTAGACGAGCCCAGATTAAGAATCCTGAATCGTATAAGGATACACCAGATAGAGAATCCCCTTACGTTCATTACTTATTCTGGAATGCGACGTTCGGTAAGTACTATGGTGAAGTGAGTGAGCCGCCTTATTCTGCTGTGAATGTGAAACTGGATATTAGTTCCGCTAAGGCGACCGAAGATTGGTTAGCTGGATTTGAAAATCAAGATTTAGCTAATGCCATTCGTGAGAATCTAAAACAACGTGGTAAGGATACGGTAGGTAGTGTATCTGTACCCATGGAGTTGTTCTTGGAGAAACCTCTACCTAAAGAGATAGTGGACCATGTCGCTACACGAGAGCTGATAGCCAATATCTGCTCTCCTTACTACATTGCTTTCGAAGCAGTAGGTTTATTCTACTTAGACAAAAACAACTCTAAACTGATTAGTGACTTTTACTGATAGAACACTA